AAGCGGGTAGCCATGTTGCCAAAGAACGGATGGCGAAGTAGCAACCCTACCCGGGCTACAATAATTTTATCAATAATTGGGTCATTGTGCGACATATCTACTCCTATTATTTGCTATATGTATATATTATAACAGGACCCGAAGGTCCTGTCAATTGGTTTTGAAACCTATTAACGACTTTCTTTTTCAGTAGCCGCCGCAATGTACTTACCAAATTTAGCGTGGAACGCATCAAAGCACTCGATTTCATCTGGATCCAGCGGCAGTTTGTATGTACTCAATGCCAATTTAGTACCCATAATAACCAATTCTGTTTCAAAGTTTTTCATAATGAATTCAAAGAAGTTATTAACTTGTTTGTTCCAATCTTTAGCACCTTTGTCGCAACTATCTTTAAGCTCGTAACACAATGCTACTGTAAGAGAATACATAGCTGAGATCTCTTTTGAGTCCATTGTTTTAACCTTTCCGCTTAGAATGTCTGTAGGATTAGGCATTTTACTTGCGTGTTTACGATGTGCCATAAACTTAATAGCAAGGCCTTCGCCGATTGAACCCGAAGTTAGATCAGTTAGGGTATCAGCATCAGTGTCGTCATCTACTAGAAGTTCGCTAACAAAAGACCAACTACGTGGAGTAGCAAACGCACGTGAGCTAGATTTAGGTTCAAAGTCGTACAGGTCTTTTTTGCTAAAAGTCAAAAAGCCAACTACGTCCTTATGAATCTTATTAAGTACAGCCCACTCGTTCCAGTCTTCCCATTCAACAGTCATCTCCAAGTGGACAAAGCGGTTAGCCAACGGAGCAGGCATACGATAAGTAACACCCTTGTCAGTTTCACGATTCCCAGCGGCAACCATTACAACGTTATCTGGCAGTTCATACGTACCAACTTTACGATTCAACACTAGCTGATAAGCCGCAGCCTGTACGCTAGGAGCCGCACTATTCATTTCATCCATGAACAGGATAATCTGTTTATGGTTTTTAGCAAATTCTTTGCTAGGCAATTCGCTGGGAGGAGCCCAAACCATTGTACCAGTATTTGAGTCAAAGTACGGAATACCTTTAATGTCAGTGGGTTCCCAAAGACTCAAACGAACATCAATTACGTGAGCTTCAAGTTCCTCACCTAGTTGTTTAATAATATCAGACTTGCCAATACCTGGAGGACCCCACAGGAAGATTGGACGCTTGTTTTTAAAAGCCTTACGTAGAGACTTTTTAGCATTTTTTGGGCCAACTGTGCGGCTAATAATTTCTGCTGCCATTTTACATTTCCTTAAAGTTTGCGGGGTTAAAAATTTACTTTATGTAGCTATTATACAGCTACCCCGAGGAAGTGTCAAGTGTTATTTTCAGAATCTATTTCTTTTTGTCGCTCATTCATAGCTTTAATTAAGCCAAACTTTCTAATGTCGTCGGAAAACAACATTAGCTCAAAACTCTTTTTTTCCGAAAAAACAGTAATGCTTTGATTAGTTAACAGATATGGACAGTCAATATATCTTTCCAAAAAGATAATTGTTTGGGGACTAAGTTCAATTGGCTCAGTAAATGGAATTTCATATTCCTTCAATTCCAATTCGCCCGTCAAAAACATATACCCTTCTTCACTAAGGCGAAAGGCAGTTTGTTTGTTTACTCGATTTGATTGCCACCATTTATGTGAATATAGATTTACATTAGTTTCATCTACACTCTTACCCCACTGTTGTAGGAATATTTTAGTTAGCAAATCTCTAGTTATCATTTTACAATGGTGCCAGATGTTAACTTAACAACTTGGAAATTTTCAGTACCAAATGTTAGATTTAATTTCTTAGCAAGATTTACAGCGTGGCCGGGATTAGAGAAGCTAGTCTTTTTATATTTAGGACCTGGATAACTTGTGAGGCTGTTAAATGACTTTAAATTAAAAGGTTCATTTTTATAGAAGACCGCCCAAATGGCTTCAGCTTCTAAAACTTGTTCAGCTTTATAAGTTTTTTTATTTGTGTACTCTAATAGTACTTTAGGTTTTGGTCGACTCATTATATGCATACCTCAGTAATATACGCATATATTTATCCTTATTTAGGAAGTTCAAACCCACCACCGTCCATCTCTACAGATACAATTTCAGTATCTACACTACGTTTAAGAGCATTAAACATGATTTCGTAGTCTTGATTTATTTTATCCATCATTTCAGCAAGTGCTAAACTAAGCATCCTAGCCTGTGGTAAAGACATTTTAACTTCTTTACTTTGAGATTGTTCTGCGCTTCTAACCTGCTGTACAAATTGTGTAATAGGACTTAGATTAATCTGATTTTGCATTTGACAGTACCTGTTTCATTTCAATTTCTGATTTAAATGGACCTTTGTATGGATACCGCTCAACAGTAATTGCTTTGGGACAAAAACTTTTAACCCAGCCTTTATCAAATTTGATTACATAGTAGCCGGCACAATACAAACTTTTACTAGCGTTTGATTTAGTAAACAACGGCAGTTTACGTCTTACATCATACATGCTGTTGTACGGATTACAGCTGGTTGGATAATTGTGACATTCGTGAGGAGCAGAATGTGTTACTTTAACTTTGGTGCTAGTTAAAAAAAACTCTTCTCCAAACTGTTTAGTTAGGTCTTGTTTTTTATTAAACATAACTTCACCCTTAGTGCTACTTAAAACAAATTTATTGTTTTCTTTTTTATGTAGGGTAGCAATCTTAGTACCGTCTTGTTCTACAATCCAAAATTTACCATCTACAATAGGCTTTGCGTGTATCTCTGTCATTTTTTAAACCATCCTTTAATTGTTTGTAACAAATTATAATATCTAAAATGATAATTTGTTAGCACGGGTTGATGATGCGGACACCGACCTTGCCGCCAGTCGCAATCTGCTTTAATTTCTTTGTAACAAACTGCACATTTTTGTCTCATTTGCTTTCCTCTGTAAGTTTACGCCACGTAACTGCTTGTTCAGAAAATCTTGCCTGAAATGGTTCCGCATATGATTGTATATTATCGGCAATCTTTTTCATATCGTAACTATTACAGAACTTTAGCATACGTATACCTACTTGCGTAATGTCTTTAGGAACAGCATACGTATCGATAGTTTCTTTAATTAATGCTTTAATGTTGTCCGGTTGTGCTGTTAAATCACATAACTGTACATTACGTTGATAGTCTTCTAGTACACGATGTTCTTGTCCATTGTGGTCGGACCATCTCTGCAACATGAGATTGTTCCACGCATATCCTTTGCTAGTACGATCCTCAAATGCTTCAGTAAGTCCAACTTTATTCTTTGTACCTTTAACCCGCACTCCTGGATACGCACTAAAGACATTGTCACTAGTGTCGCCACGCATACATTTTTCAAACAATAGCCATTCTGGATTTGGAACTTCTTTAGGCTCTTTTGTCTTTTTATCTATAACAAGTTTACCTTTTTTATCAAATATGCCATTAATAGTGTGAGTCTCTTCAGCAACACCGTTATACTGTTTTACATTGCTTGCTAGTAGTTGATAAAAGTCTCTATCAGTGCTAATGATCACATGCTCTGCCATCGGGTGAGCTTGTATAAAGCCCGCAATCAAATCATCAGCTTCTAATTGATTATGCTGGAGTACAGTACAGTTAGTTTTTTCTGTAATAAAATTCTTAAACTCATCAAAGGCTTCCCAAAAGATCTTTTCTTCTTCTGCTTCTTTTACTGTATGTGCAGCACGAGCTTCTGCCCGATTAGCTTTATACGGGGCATAAAAGTCCTTACGCCAGCTACGACCTTCGAGGCAGAATACTACATGAGTACCACCAAAATCTTGCCATGCTTTTTTAATACTGTTAAAGGTAATATGAAAAGCCATGCCAAGTTTAATCTCAGCATTGCCTTGTACTACGTGTCTAGCACGAAAAAATGTGTTAGCAGTATCAACTAAAATATATGTCATTCTATTTGTGCTCTATTATTACCAAGTCTTGTTACATTAACATAACCGGCAGTTCTATCTTTAGATTCCATGCCTTCGCCTTGAATCATAGAACTATACAAATCTCTAAACCACCGATCTACAATTTGTTCATCTGGATCGCCGTCAAAACCGTATCCAGCTTGTTTCAATTGTACTATAAACAAGTCATTCCAGTCAAGCTCAAAAAAGCCATTTCTTGGATTATCTTTATTAACTTTAGTATCTAAGACACTAACCCACGGCTCTCCACGAGCTGTAGCACGTTCTTTTGGCAACATCTTAGCAATAAGTTCTTCTTCTTTAGCTTTAGTAGTTTCTAACTGTGCTTGTTCTTTTTCGGCAAGTAATTTATCAATGCCAAATAGTTTTCTAATAAATTGTTTCATTAAGTTCCCCACTCATTTTTAAATAGTGGCACTTGTAGTCTGTCACTATATCGTAAGCCATGTTTCATAGCCAATAATGCTACATTTTTATTATTCATTGCGTAGACACTTTCTACCCCGCCTACTGGCATTAGATAAACATGTCCTTTAAAGCCAGCTTTTCGGAATTCAATAATTGCGTTTTGAGCATCGTTAAAGTCTTGTTCAGTGGCAATGACAAATTTCAAATATGCTGTGCCCACTTCTTCGTATTCACAAACTACTTCTGGAAGGATTGCTTCTTCCCACTTTTCTCCACTACATGGCAGTTTAGCACTTACACTAAATGTAAGTTCTCTGCCTACTACACTATTCCACTTTTTTAGGAATCCTTTAAACTCTGGAGTAAGTTTTTGAGTACCATTTGTTTCAAAAGTAATTTCTTTCAAATCACGCATCTTAGTATTGCTAATCAAGTCCGGATACGCACGTTGCCAACCTAGCAACGGTTCGCCACCTGTAATAACAAGATGTTCATATTCCCAATGATCCTGCGGAAGAATTTCCATAATACGATCGACAATAGCTTCGCTTGTAAGCATAGGCGATAAATCTTTAAAGTCTGGATGCCAACTGGCATAACTGTCACAGCCTGTACTGACTAACGGCAAGTCTTCATATTTTGTAAAAGGTGTAATCATAGTATGGGTTGCCGCAATATCAATTGCTTCGTGGCTCATTTCACCGCGAGGCATACCAAAGCCACTACATTTAAAGTTACAGCCAAATGTGCGTAGAAATACAGACGGTACACCCATGTAGCGTCCTTCACCTTGGATGCTGTAAAACAGTTCCGCAATTTTAATTTTTGACATGTTCTTTCCTAAATTCTTCTACATCACTAATTGCTAATTTTAATGTTTCTGCGTAGTTAAACGCACCTTGTTTTTTTAAACAAACAGTTGACTCTGTATCAATGTAGCCTTTAGCTAGTAAAGTCCATATATGATACCAACGTGTTTTAGACCAAAAGTTAGTCTTAGTTGTAGTATAGATGGTAACTGAAATGTCGTGGTCATCAGCTTCTACCCATACGTTGTGTTCGTGACCACTATCTCCACACTCGCATGTAACACGATATACTTTTGAGTCGCCCCAATCGTTATGTTTTAAGATACCCTCGGCCGGTAGTTGATAATTCATTCTACGTCCTCTCCAAACCATTCATCAACCATTTGTTCTGCTTCGGCTTGTGTAAGTGCCGGCACAAAAATTCTAGCATTTTGCCCAACAGTATGTTGAATATTAAATTTTACAACTCCTGCCGGAATACCGTTAAATTCACGTTCTACAATAAATTCTTGTAAATTCTTTGCTCTATGAATTAGTTGAGCAGTTAAATCTTTTGCAGTTGTCATCTTGAATACTCCTGTTGTAGTTTAATATTATCAAAGAATTCTTTCTTTGTGCCCTGGTCGGTATTAAAGGAACCACGAAGAACTGTAGTTTGTGTTAAACTACTATGCGCCATAATACCTCTATTCTCACAACATCCGTGAGTTGCTTGTATATAGACAGCTACATTATCACTATCAGTTGCTTTTTGAATTTCTCTAGCAATATCGTTACACAGTTCTTCTTGTAAAGTACCACGACGAGCGCACCACTGTGCTATTCGAGTGTATTTGCTTAATCCAATTAATTTATTAGCGGCAATGATTCCGATATAAGCAACGCCAGACACAGGCTGGTGATGATGACTACACATACTACGAAGCTCACTTCTAACCACAAGCATACCTTCATAGCGGTCCGATGAATCATTTGGAAAAGCTGTTGCGTCTGGTGGTGTTTCATATCTACCTGCCATTATTTCGTTAAAATACATTTTAGCAAGCCTGCGGGCTGTACCTTTACTGTTTGGATCGTTTTCTCGATCAATAAGCAACGTATCTAGCACATGTTCAAATGCTTCGGTTGCTTCATTAATAAGTTGTTCTTTGTATTCATCGCGAATGTATTCGCTAATGTTATCACCGGCCCAAAATCGTTTGTTATCAGACTTCATGGTCTGGCGAAGGGCTTGTGCTAAATTTTTACTTGTGTCTGACATTTAATCTCCGATGTTAAGGCAGTGGATTGCCATATGTGTATTATACAATCTTATTTAGGTTGTTGTATATCTTTTTGAATACTTTGTATTCTAGCTTGCCTACACGCTTCTCGCATTTCTGTAGTAAAGTCTGGACTTATTTCCGAAATACTACAATTGATCCAAACTCCGTCGGATTTTTTTGGTAGTGTTAAAAACATTATTGGTATAACTATTAAAAACACAATAATACCTACTGCTATTTTTATATTTTCTCGCTTAGTAATATTTGACATAAATCAGCATCTCTCTTTGATTTGAAATAAAATTCTAGTTTTTCGTCACTTGGGTGACTAGTAAATTTGCCGCCGGGTAATCCAAATACTTCTAACACATCTATACATGCTTCATTCCACCAATAGTTGGCTTGTCCTTTCCAAGGAATTGCCACAACATATTGATATCCTTCGTCACGGGCCGGAATTCGGCTGTCCCAGTTAGCATGTTTCTTACTTCCTCGCATAATTGCCTTTTTCTGGAATAACATGCCGAACGCCGCCACGGGGATCTTCCATATCTCCCTTGCGTCGAGGAATCATATGTACATGTGGATACATTACTGTTTGGCCAGCCGCTTCTCCAACGTTTTGTCCAACGTTAAATGCGTCCCATCGGTTTGATTCAATGCCGTCGAACCCAAATTTGTAAGCGGCCTTATAACATTCCCAAAGGTTAGGCCCGCTAGTACTAGTAGGTACAAATAACAAATGACCGGCAGTCACTGGGTACGCATCTTTAAATACCCAAAAGTCTTTTGCTCGGTATTCTATTTCAGTCCACGGTGCCCGACGTTCGTCAAGGGCTTGTTCTAGATCTGTTCTCATCTTCTAAAAATTTAATTTCGTCTTTAATATAATCACGATATTCTGTAAGTACTCCTAATTTCCTGCCAGAGTCGCCCATTGATCTAAGAGTTTCTAAATCTTGATCTATAATTTTTAGTTTTTCTTTAAGATTTTCTATGGTCAAGTCGCTCATTTGCTAGTTCCAAATCGTAAGCCGCTAGCACTACCTAGCAGAATTGCAAATGCCGCCCAAGTTTCCCAGGTGTATGGAATGTGTAGTATAGGAAATAGTGTGTTTAAACTCCATATACCTAACAGCGGTCCGATAGCAATAGCAAATACTATTAGAATAATACCTAAAATTAATTTAATTAATGCTGAGGTCATAACCAAAAATCCTCCCAAGGATAAACTAACCAACAATCTTCTTCTGCTTTGTTAACTTCCCATACTGTATAGTCAACTTCTTCATTACTGGCCGTATTGGTTGTAAGCGTGGCAAATTTAACATTATAACCCCATACAAAGTTCCAACGTTCATCATTTGGTAAACACACTGACTGCCAGTCTTGTTTGATCCAAGCAATAGTAGAACCTTGATCGTTAATATCGTCAACAATTAAAATATTTTTACACAAGGGATCGCCGACATTTGCGGCATTATAACCAAATGCGTCTTCAGCCATTCCACAATTAGTAACAGTATCACCGCCATCTCGTAGACTTACATCTAATGACTTCATTGGCACATCTAAATATTGACTAAGCAATAAGGCAGGAACTAGCCCACCACGAGTAAGACCTACAATATAATCAGGGCGCCAGTTGCTATTGTTAATTTGTCTAGCAATGTCCAAACAAGCGCCTTCTACTTGTTGCCAAGTATAATAAACTTTTTTCATGCTGTTAAACTGTTCGCTAACGTTTGTAATTCTTCTTTAGTCATAAAGAAATTGTAAGTTTGACTATCGGCAACTTTGCCGTCTTTTAAACTTTCTTGAATAATATCAAGACTAAACAGACCTTTAGGACTGAGTACTTCATGTTTTACTGTACGTACACGAAAACCTTCGTTTTCTTTAATTGTCATTTCTTTGCGTGTATGCGCAACTGATTCATGTAGTTCCATTTTCATCTCCTTTAATCGCTTCAAATGTTCTATACTTACCCAAAGCTGTGATGTATTCATCATACAACTTCTTTAGCTTTGGATGTTTAGCTTCTAGTTTAACATCTCGTTCGGGAATAGTCAACACCCGTTCAATTGTGTTTAGCCGTTCTTCTAAGTCTTGCCCGTTAAGGACCAAGTTACCTTTAATGTCTACTGTTGGAGGATTGGTTTGATTAATTCTGATAGCTTCGTTCGGAACAGTAGTACCAGTAGTCCATGTATTTGTATAGCTTGTACCATTACTACCAGAGGACGTTAACAACTGTCCTGCGGTACTGTTAGTAGTGTAAACTTTACCAACAGTCAACGGAGGTATTGCACCATACCCGGGACTAACCGTGCTGTTTACGGGTTTCAAGATAGTTGTCATTATGAATCCATTTGTTATCAACAAGAAATCCCCACTCTCGTTTTTGCGGACCCGGCATAAACAATGTCCAAGCAGTTACCCCTTCTTTTAATTCAATCCGGTGATAGCTGTTTGGATTACACACTCGGAAATGACCAGGCGCTCGCCAATATTTAATTTCGTTAACCTTTTCGCCAATTGTGTTAAACACAGGAACCCATTCATAATAGCCACCACTTAATATTAATGTAGCATACGGCCACGGATGATCATGGACGTCATCGGGATCACCTTTTAGGAATTTATGAAGGAATACATTAAATGGAAAACGTTTACGATCTTTAAGAAACAAGTAGTATCGTTCTAAGTATGGCTCGTTACATATCCTATCCATAATGACAAGTTTACGGCCTCGTTTATCTAGCCAGTTAAGGCTTAGCTCTTTTATCTTTTGGAGTATCATAATCATCTTTTACAAGTTTATAAACAGTTTTAAATTTATCAAACGCTATTCGCAATCCTGGGTATTCTTGACACATCTTTTCTACTCTATCCCACTCAGGAAATGTATTAACCCATTCTTCGGGCAAACTGATCTTAAACGTATCACATGTTGATATTGATGATATTGATGATATTGATGATATAGTACCTGACCCTATACTAATAGTTGGGGAGGAGTTACTATATGAATAACTGGTAGTGTTGGATGGAAAAGTTATAGTTCCAACACTACTAGTTAATGTAATAGTATCATCTAATGTTATCGAGTAAGTGTCTTGCGCTGAAGAATTGTTCATGTAATGCCTCCACTTGTTTTTGTATTTGTGGCAATCTAGTATTATAGTTATCCATGTGTTGAATAATAGCAAAACACAAATTTGAACGCCATATTTTGTATGCTTCAAAATTTTCAGTCCACGCACTAGGATACTTAAATGTATCAAATGCCATCTCACTGTAACTGAGTCTATCTGGTACCAATGGGATAGCATCTACCACTGCACCCTCATACCAACTAATGCCTAGAGTTTCTTGTAGGTTAGCACTGAAGACCATCTTAGCTTGACCTAGTAATGTATGATACTCATGCTTAGTAAGTTGCGTATCTTGACAAACAACAAACTCATATTGCGGCAGATGTTTAGCCAAGTCTCTAAAAATTTCAACTTGTTTCTCTGGAGCAATACGGTGCGGAAACAAGATCATGTCTCGTTTCTTCATGCCTTTATAAGGAGCAAGTGTATCTTGGAAATACTCCATAGGCCAACCGGTACGTACGATCTTTGGTTCTTCACCTTTTAAGATTTCGTCAAGGTGCTCACTAAACCAAGGATTTTCTGTAGGATAATCATTTAGTAAATTTGTATAGAACATTTTAATATGGAAATCTGTGGCAAAGTAGTTGTGGTCAAATGCGTGAAAGAAACTCTTCTCAGCATTTCTAACCCAAGGCTTGTTGCCAACAAGACGACCTAAGAAGTCTTGCGGATCATAACTGCCAGCATGCCATAAGCCGTGTGTTGTTACTGGAATGCCCAGCAGTTCACTCATGTACTTTAAGTTTATGATACCAGGATGCCAAGCATCAGTAAAGATAAAGTGATCGCCGGGATGAACGGATCCGTTACAAAATAACCGACCCATCTGTTCAACTTGACTAGCCTTGTAGATATTAGTGCCGCCAAAGTTGAGAAATGCCCCAGGAGTGGTAGCACTAGGAATGTCCGTAGGACCTGATATAATGTTGACATGGTGTCCAGCCTTTATAAGTAACTCCGGTACATGAGTCTTCCACTGACCTGTGTACCGGGTGTCTACTGCTTCTAAATCAACGAGGAAAACAGTCATTAACTTTCTTGTCTGTTATATGCTGGGCGCGGATTTTTGCCCAAATACGGCTTACGTTCACCATTCCAAGGCTTACGTGGGCGTGTGCTACGTTCATAAGATTGCCAAACCTTTGCACCTCTATTATAAAGATCTGCCTCGTTAAACGGCAACATCTCAATGCGACAGAAATCTAACAATTTTTCAAGATCATCAAAGATCCGAACAACGTCAGGGCGATTTTCAAAATATGCGTAGTCTTTGTAATTCTTAGCCATAATAGCCTCTTCTAGTTAGTACTTAATAAATGAACCATTTTCTCCGTCTTCGGAGACCTCAATCCAAACCTCACGGCCCGGATACTTATTGGAGATAGTGTCATACAAATCACCTGACATCATCTCACAACTTTTGTAGTCTAGTTGGAGTGTACCTTCTGCGTACAGTTTTTCCAACCAGCGTTTAAACTGAATGAATTCGATATCTCGATCATCGTGTGTAACACCAATCCAAACTTTAAAGTGGAAGATGTGACGATGCGGATAGCCTAGGAAACTTACGTCATACTCATCACCTGTGGCAAGTGTGGGATCTGTAAGTGCGGCTGGATATTTGTGGATGCCTTCTTTGCGAAAGGTTACCCAAATCATTTTGTTTGGTCTAATGTCTTGTCGAATATTCATGTGATGATTAATCCTGATATATAAATTGCAGTTAAAATTGTATTTAGAGCTACTAGACTCCACCTCTTCCATAACACACACATGATAGCTATTCCGCCGTTACCAACGATGAAGAACCATTTGTTAAGCGGGTATATGTCATATGCTGTTAGTACGGCTCCAACTACAACAATGCTTGGGAATATCCACTCCCAAATAATACTAGTATGTTGAGTATCTTGTTTGATAATCATTTTAATATTTTATCGTTTTTGTAGGCTGTCCAGGGTGTGAACTTGCTACGGTCTTTGAGAGTGTGTAGACTATGTGACCACACACCGGGATTAGTAGCGTTAAAATCTTTGTCATCAATTTTAAGCATTGTATTATAATTCCACAATTTAATATATGGAATTGGAACTCTTATCTGCGGAATAAAGTTGTTATGCTCATTCAATCCACCGTCATTAAATTCTTCTACTGCGCTTAGTGGAATATCAAGACTACATAGGTAGCCTTCGCCTAGGAAATACTCAATCATATCTTCCCAACGTTTCCAGCCAGTATAGTCGTTAAATGCGGGATTAAAACTGTGGTTAGCACCAAAGAAGATATGCTCACAATCATTACCGATAGCATGAAAAGCAATTTGATCAATTTCTTGAACTCCAGTAACAAATAGAGTTTTTAATCCGTAAGCAGGTGTATGTTCAATTTCAGTGCCAATAAAAAATGAAACTGTTTCGCTTACACCTGTAGTATAATCACGCTTCATTCTTTTTACCTTCTTCGTATTTTTTAACCATTCGAAATACATCTTCCATTCGTTCAGCAAATATATCCGGACTAGTCTGCGCAGTTTTACTCATATCGTATTCACTAGGGTAGTGACGCAGGCAACTTCTAGCTCGGTCTTTAATTGCTTTTGGAACTCGCGGAGTAGTTAGAATCTCTAGTAGAAACCTTTGAGTCTGAACTACTGCTCGATATCTTTCGTCTGGTAATGTCATTTTACTATTGCTTCTAGTTCGTCAAGTTTATTAATTGCGGATTCGTTAAATTCGCTATCTTCTATTGATTGTACAGTATCAGGTGTCACTTCGTCAAACAGATTGGCAAATGACGTACTAGCATTAACAGTTTTCTTGCCACTAGCACCGCGAGTACCAATAATATCCATCCAATACTTATTATATTCTTCAACTAGTTGATCTGCTCGTCCTCGATCACTTGTTTCAAATATAGCATTAACAATGTCTTTGAAAAACATATGTTCGTATTGCTTAGACGATTTTCTATTAGCGTCTAACACACTCATCATAGCAGGCATGTTACCAGCATCGTACTGGCGATTAGCTTCTTGAACTGCGTTAACGTGCATCCAAACATTATGGCCCATCATTACAGCATAGCTAAATGAATCCCAACTTGTTTTGTTACTAACTTTGCCCAACTTATTAAGATCTGGGGTTTTAATCCAATCGGCCGGATTCATTGGATCTGGATTTATAACTCCCGGTTTAGGAGTACCTGCTCCGTAGATACAAATTTCTTTCATAGTAACTTGATCTATGATTGGACTTGATTCAAACAATTTAAAGATATTGTCTTGTATTACAGCGTCTTTGAACAATCGGGTGTCTGTTGCGTATTTTTTGTCGTCCGCAGAAGACTGCATACGGTAGACCCATTTCTTTCTATCTTCGGTTTCTGTATTGATGTAGATCTGTCCATTTGCGGTGGCAAGGAACGGACTTGCGCAGTCAAAAGAGATGGTAAATTGCTCATTATGATATTTCCTTACAGCACGTTGAATGTCAGTGAGCAGTACAGCCCACTCCAATTTTGATGTTCCTAAGAAGTGCATCCAATCTTGTTCACCCTTCTCAAGTAACCCATCAAATCTTAATGCCACAAGGCGTTTTAACACCAAGTGTACGTCACACATATTTTGTCCACCCATACCCCAACCGTTAAAGTGACGGTCGCCGTATTGTTTGGGATCACAGTATTTTTTCATACGCTGATACCAATCCTC